CCAGGAGCCATGCCAGCAGCAGACAAACGTGTAGCTATATCCTCGCCTCTTACGCCTTGAGCGCCAGCTAATGCAGCCATTTGGTTAGCATAGTCACTCTGGTACACATTCTGACCTGCTTGAGTTGCACCCATTTGATTAGCAAAGTCTTGCTGGTACACGTTTTGACCTGCTTGAGCCGCAGCCATACGATTAGCAAGATCAGAGCCGTAAACACCTTGAGCTGCTTGTGTAGCACTCATCTGGTTAGCGTAGGCTTGCTGTGCCGCAGTGCCAAGACCTTGAGCGCCTGTGAGTTGATTGACAAAGCCTTGTTGCGACAGACCACCGAGAGATTGCAGTGCTTGTTCTTGCAAACCACGCTCTTGCTGGTAGTTTTGCAGGTACGCTTGTTGATTCTGTTCAGCTAAAGCCCTAGCCGCAGAGTCAGTCATCTTGCCAGCTAATTGTTGCTCTGCACCAGAACCATAACGACCAGCCATTGATGTTTTGCTTTGCAGACCACGGATACCTTCTTGCAGAGATTCAGCCGTTAGACGATTAGCCTGGCCTAATGCACCCTCAAGGTAAGGACTGCCACCAAGATATGCACCTTGTGACGTTGCGCGAGTGCCAGCCAATGCCTCATTCTGCATTGCGCCACCCTTCATTTGATTATAGAAGGCTTGATTAGGGTCAACGTAGGCATTTTGAGCCATGTTCGAGAATTGCTGCTGATACGGACTAGCAGCCTGACCGATCTGATCAAATACAGAGCCATACTTGCTAGTTTGACCGGCCAAAGCATCAAATGCCGAACCGTATTGGCTAGTCTGACCAGCCCTACTAGCATACTGTGACTCATATGGGCTTTGTGTACCCATGAGACCTTGTACAGTGCTTTGAGCGCCTTTGAGTAATGGGCTACCTTTACCGGCACGCTGCTGCGCTAAAAACAACGCTGCTTGAGTTTGTGCGCTTGGCTTGACGTAGGTTTCACCGCCATAGTAAGCAGGGCCACCAGCTTGTCGAAGTCTCTCTGCCTCACTCAGCGCTGTGTCAACATAAGGACGCAGCGTAGGGTCGAGCATTGTTTCTGTTGGAGTAAATTCTTGCTGCGATGGGCCGCCCATAATTAAACCTCACTTATCCATAGTCTAGGGCTAAATCCAAGACTCTTAGCCCTCTTAATCCAGCCTTTTCGATGGCTAGAAAATGTTATATATTTTGCGCCACCTTGACGTGCTACCTCTTTTATGTATTTTAATCCATTTTCAAGGTTATCATGTCTATTTTCTAACGACCAACCAGCCCAAACGTGCAATTTATTACCGTCAGGCTGNAATACCCAATANCCTATAACTCTACTGTTATCAATCAATGCCCAAAGCATCGATCTACCGTTATAGCAATCTACATANACATCCTCAACAATCCAATCTTCAGGGCTTTTTGTCTTAACATTCTCTANTCCTGGTCTAACGGAAGGCCACCACGACCTTAACTCTTGCGGAGTAATGTATTTAGTTTCCATTAGCCAACAATAATATAATCATAACTTCTACCTGCCGTAGAGTTTGCTGTGTGAGTTAAAGTTGCTGATCCCTGTGCTTTTGCAGAAACATATAAGTTAGTTGCATAAGCAGCAGCATTTGATGATGTTGGCATAAGTAAAATAACGCTGTCGTAGCCTATACGCTCATTGTTAATAGTAGTGGTAGTAGCGCCACCAACAGCCAGCGTAACAGTTCCAGTATTATTAGTCTTGCCATCCATAATGCCTCGCACCACTTCTGCGACAGCTCGCTGATCTCCACCAAACGGAGGAAGCGTTCTAAACTGTGTCATCGGCCACCTTGTTTAGTAATATCAATATCCACTCCGACAGCAGTAGACCATGAGCCAGATGGAATTGTTTGCACTCGCATATATCTACCAGCAGATCGTAATGGCGCTCTGCCCTCTGTATCAGCCGCTACAGGTGTTGTATAGCTAATAGCGTCAGATAGGTTAGCTCTAGCTGAAACAGCCACAGAAGCCGATCCACCGTCTACCAATGGCCTAGCAAGTGTAATCACAGACCTGCCAATATCAATGTCACCAGTAACAATAGACGCTGTTTTATTAGCACCACCGAAGGTAATGATCTTCTGGCCTGATACACCAGCAAATAGCGGATCACCACCAGCCCATTGACGAGCATCTAACGATACTGGTAACGCATCAATACTGGTACTGTACAAGTCCAATCCTTCAAGTGTTACTGGAGGCGTGATCGCAATAGAGATAGCAGATGCAGTAGTCTCAACGTAAGACCATTTACCTGTATCAATGCTATATATCAAGATTAATTTACTTGCAAATACATTGCTAAAACACCAAGCAATAAGACGTTTAACAGGATCAACCGACGATGACATTAAGTTAAAGCTGTTAGGATCAGCGTTATCAAAGAACCATTTGTCTACCTTACTAGCACTAATGGATTTAACAGTCTGACCATCTGATACATAAAATCCGTCATTAGCTAAAAAGTAAGTTAGGCCATTGTATTGAGAGATACTGCCATTAGATAAGCAGCCAATACCACGCGAGATAGCATCAAACTGGAAGAACAACGGACTACCAATATAAGTCATCCGGTAGATAGCTTTTTCAAGCAAAACCAAGCCATACTCGCCACCAGCCAAGCCCATGATGTCACCACCGTCAGCAATTACCTGACTGTCTGATTGGCTAGTAGCGCCAGGTGTCCAGTTAGTCTCGTCGTTAATGTCAGACCAATAAACCTTGTTTTCAAAGCTAGTTTCATTTGCAGCTACTACAAAGTCTCGTACCACTGTTATGTATTTAGCAATAGGCGCAGCAGCAGCAACATCATCAAAGAAATTAGATGTATTTAGCTCAACAGCCTGTATCTTATCTAACCCATTTGCAGCTAACATTACCGCGCCAAATTGAACAACATCCCAAGATACAACATCTGTATATCCAGTTGTAGTCATTGCAGCTAATGCTCTAGTTGAATTATTGTATTTAAATATTTGACTAGCACCAGCAGCAAATAGCGTAGATGTCTGAGCATACTTACCAGCAAAAACTGTTAACAGAGTTTGACCTGCGCTACCACTTAAATCTGCCTCTAACTGCATTGGCTCATAGCCATTAGTCACAGGTATACAATTCTTAGCTTCCGTAAGCGCACCAGTAACGCCAGGCTGGTCTGGTAGCCATTCGCCAAATACTAATTTTGTCTGAGCCATGTATTACTTTCAGCAGGTATATTTGTCCATGTATTACTATTAGCAGAAATATTACTCCATGTATTAGGAGACTCAGTTTCATCAATCCATTCATCACCAATAATTGCACCAATTGTTACAACTATTGCATCAGCTACTATATTAGCAAAACCTGAATAATTAACATTTGGACTACAAACTATAGTTGCATATCCATTTATATTAGCTTCTGCATTAATTTCCTTTGCTCCATCGGCAACAACTAATGCTAATCCTAAAATATCAGCTTGACCAACATATATGTAATTACCAGCAGCAGTAACTATAGCAACACTATTAATTGAAGCAGACGCGTTATAAATTATTGAGCCATCNCATACTATTGTAGCAACTCCATTAACTACTGCATCTCCAGATACTATTAATCCAGATAAATCAGTTGATATTGCAGCAGCAGATAAAGGATAAAATCCAAGCATTGCTTACTCCGGTTGCGTAGGCCAAGTAATTTCCCATGGAAAACCATCTTGTGATGATATATCACGTAAAGCCTGACGATACGTAGCCCACACAGTTTGATCTACAGGAGCGTCTAATACTTGCGTCCAATCACATTCTTTGAGCTTATCGTTACGGCTTGTGCGTACAGAATTAGCTTGATATGCATCTTTAGCCGTTTTATAAGCAGCTTCTTGTTCTGCTGCTGTAGTCTCGCCATCAATAAATACAGGGCCAAGGATATGCTTAGTAAACCATTTACCATCTACTAACTCTACGCCAGAAGCCTGTGAGTATTGATAAACATCACCGCCTGTAGCTTGTGGCCCTTCAAACACTACGTCAGCACCAAACGCATCTAGTGTTTCTGCGCTAATTTGCTGTGAGAATGAAGTGTTTGGATAAAGTGCGCGAAACTCACCCTCGTACATTACTGCGCCAGTTTCTCTGATTCGTACTTGCATGATTAACCTTTAAGCAATAGCCAAGAATATATAGGTTCCAGCATTCACATTGATTGCCGCCAAGATGGTTGAGTTCAGCGCGAAACCTGTTGATACTGTTGTAACAGAACCAAGGGTTGCCACTTCAGCAGCAGTGCTGTTTAAACGTAAGTATGGGTCTGTTAATACAGTCATGCCGCGAGCTGTGTCATATACATACCAATCACCAGTTGCATCAGTACGTTTAATTAAGACGAACCTTGCACCACTTGTGAAGCCGCAATCAATGGTTTGGGTTGTCCCGTTGCCTGTGTAGCTACCTACTTTAGACACGTTTAATACTGTGGCGAAAAGATAGGCCACGTAGTTATTTGACGCAGCATTTTCATCTAATCCACCAGATGCTCTACTTAATGTAGTGGCTGTTCTTGTCCAAGTATTACCGGCGCTCCATGCTCCAACAGTATAATCTAAATAACCATTTTTAGATATGTTAAACGCATTTACTATCCAATTAGCTCCTGATGCTGTTCTGTTTTTTACAATTAACAACTCTGGTTCTACCATCAAATTATGCGTTACTGTAATTGTACTTCCCGTCCCCGTATAGCAAACCTCATCAAAGAAGCCTGGAGCGCGACGGAAGTTCCAATAAATCCTGTTTTGACCAGTTAAAGATGCGCTTATCTGATACCCATTATTATCCCAATATCTTGTTGTAGAAAAACTGCTTGATTCTGCACCTGAATTATTAGACGTAAGAATAGGATCGTTTGTTTCAGTTGCTGTTGTATTTACTTTACGCAACCGATCTTGCCAAAGAACATTCCCACCAGCAGGTGTGCGGTACTGAATAATTTGTGCATCTACTGGGAAACTTGTAGTTATTACAGTTCCCGTTGTTGCTGTTGTAGCGGTTGGGTTAAACACACTCGTACCCAACGTAGGCACTTTCATCGGGCCACGACGTATGGCTATGTAGATGTAGGTAGTAGAAGCCGCAAAAGATTTTGTATTAAACCCTGTTGCGGTAGGGACAATGTAGTCTGCGGCTATTACACCTTCAGCGTTGGCAAGATTCGGTGACAGATACACATACTGAGTACTGTTTAGTCCTCGCATACTGTCATACATATACCAGTCATTGCTTGCTGCGTTTGCTTTAACTAATAACCACTGCGGCTCATAACCAAGATTAACAGTAGCAATACCACTTCCGTTAGTAGTAAATGTGTCACAGCTAATCACATTGTCCGTACCCGTCAGGCCAAAGCCACCTGCGTTGTGGGCGAATAGGTAGGCTACATAAGTTTGACCAGATACATTTGTAGCGTCAGCAGTGCCAACAGTAAATTGCGTTGATGTTGGTGCTGTGTTATTCCAGACAGCAGCACTTGTAACAAAAGCATTTGTTAAATTTAATATAATTGCGCCAGTTTCACTAGACGTAATTCCTCTGTGATAGACAGCCCAATTACTTGTACCACTTGTTTTCTTTGTAATTACACACCCCGGAACAGAACCGAGATTGTGTGCAATATTCTGAACAGAACCAGTACCCGTATAAGTCACTAAATCAAAGAACTTAGGCTGTTCGCGGAATGTCCATGAGACGTAGGTAGCAGCAGAAGTGTTGTAGTCTGCATCAGCACCAATCGTAAAACCAGTTGTGCCAAATGCAGTTAATCCTGTGGTTTCAGTTGCTTCTGCGGCAGTTGTTTCTGATGCAAGTGATTTTGTTGCACCTCTTGCTGTATCAGTTAAACGATGACCAGTTGCGCCGCTTCTACCTTTTATCCACGTTAACCCGCCTTTAGTAGACAGGTCAATGTTGTTGGTAATAGTTTTAGCAGCACCAGTACCCGTATATAGATATGTCGAGAATACGTCCTCGATGTAGTTAACATTATTAGATACCTGCGAGTTTTGCGAGCTAAACATTACAATCCTTACAGGTAGTTTTGACCAGCGTTTGAACCAATCCAATACGTTCCATCAGCAACAAATACATATTTATCCATCTTACTAGCAGTAGCGGTAATAGTCGGCGCAGTTGATGCAGGCCATTTCACAGCAGCGGGCCATGTAGCTGTACGACTTCCTGTAGCGTCTTGTTTAAGCAGCAACGTGAATCCACGACCAGCAGTAGCTGTAGGGAAAGTAAACGTACAATTGCCAGTTAGCGTTAGAATCTGCAACGAGCCATTAGCCAGGTCAATCGTATACGCTGTGCTAGTGTTAGCGGTTACTACTTCTTCAGTGTAGCCATTGGTAAACGTACCAGCTTCAATGGTCTTAGACGTAAGCGTTTGAGAAAGATCAGTTAATACTGCTCTATCAGCAGGATAAGTAGCAAATACGTCTTTAATACCTGCACCGAAATTAACTGCAGAGCCAGCGTTAGATGACTTTAATATCGTAGTGCGAGCTAATGTGCCAGCAGCTACAGTACCAAGACCAACTTCCCAATCCGCACCAAGAGTAATTGTGTAATAGCAAGTATTAGTATTGCCAATAGCCGTACTAAATGTTTGAAAGCCAGATACAGCGCCATCTAAAGTTAGCGTACCAGTACCCGTAGTGGTCGATGTTTCACGAACCCTATCAGCAATAACCAGCGCCATAGATTACTCCAAAGTAACGGAAAGATTACCAATTGCAATAGTAAAAATATCACCTGAAATAATAGATTTTGATGATGTTAGTGGCGTATGGTAAAGCAAGTTGCCGCTAGTAGCAGCATCAAGAATACCGATCCAGCCAACAGTTCCCCATGTTCCTGTAGCAGTAGGAAATGTTACTGCTGCACTATTAGTAGTTACACCATTGCTAGGAGCGCCAAAGGTAGCCGAAGTGCGAGCATAAGAGCCACCAGAGACTTCTGTGCCTGTATTCGCATCAGTAGGATCAGTAGTGTACAAACCAACGTAAACAGTCGTAGGAGCCGTATAGCTGGTTGCACGTAGAGTACCGTTAATTAACGCATTCTCTAAATAATTAGACATTTCAGCCATAATATTCCCTTAATTAAAAGACATGGACATTGGTTGTCCACTGTATTCGCCAGAATCATCTGCGACGTTAATAGCTGCAATAGCTCTTTCGTACAACATACCCCAAGTTTGCAACCTTGCATCATTCATCAAATACGGTTCAGCCTCACCCAAAGCAGCGTAAAGCAATGCGTCAGGGCAGTAAGCCAAGAATGTATTACTTGCGTTAGTTGAGCTTAGAAAGGCAGGTTGCGAGTAGTACAGCATTTGCAGGACATAAGCACCGTCAGGCACTGGCCCTAATTGCAACTCAGAAGCTAGTACCGTGTAGCGTTTAGGCTGGCCTGATTCTGTCGAGATAGTCTTTTTATAAAACAGGTTAGGCGTATCGTAGACAAGGACACCATTGGGATTAGCAGCAATATGAATATCACGCATCTCTAGGTAATCACTAGGCAAGCCAACAGTAGAATCCCCGCCTGTAGTAGTAGCCTGGGCAGTTACTAGCATCTGACGAATACGCAACTCTCTACGCAAACGCTGCTCTGCAAGAGCTACAAACGTGGGAATAATGCTATCTAAATCACTACGAGCTAGATAGCTGGAGATGGTGCTAGTTAATTCAGAGTAGCTAGTCAGTGCCATTATCGCCCCTCAAGGCTTTATCATCTACATCATCCCAACTGTATTCATGCGTTCCAACGTGTTTAATGTGCATTGAAAGCTCATGGTCAACATAGGTATCAATACCTGCATCGCCAGCCTTAACACAGAAGAACACATCTTCACCCACAACACCTGTTGGCCCCCATCCAGCGTCAAACCACGGCGCTGTCAGTGTTTCAAATACTTTCTTACGGATCAGTACCGCACCAAATCCAACAGCAGTAACGACCTCAATACCTTCTTTGCCGCGTGAATCAACATTAGACCAATGATGCCGGATACCCTTCTCATCCTCACTCTTAACCAATAACTTAGCGGTAGGGAATGATGGTCTGCGTCTTGTCACTGCGTTAACACCAACTATGTCAACCTCACGGCTCAACATAATCGTAATCAAATCATGCGGGAACCTCATGTCGCTATCAATAAACAGAACAGCGTCACAGCCCTCTTTTAAAGCTACCTGTGCTAACTTCTCACGCTGGTCGAATATCAACGTGCCAGGCATCGTATAAAGGCTTAAACCGCCCTTACCGTCCTTGCACCTAACTGAAGCATCATGGGCGCACATACGGGCAAAATCAAACGCAAAACCTGTGTGTACTTCGTCACGACATGGTACACAAACGCCAACTCTCATACGGTTCCCCTGTAGATTTTTAATGCAGCCTGGTCAGGATGATTTAGCCAACGTCTAAATGCTTTGTCATCCACAATCGCAAATCCTCGCATAATCCCCATCTCGTTTAACTTATCTACTGCTGTAAACGGTACGGAACCAATCAAATGCAAGTCATCTGTGTCGCCTGTCCTAGCTTTATCTACCTCTTGGAGTACCTTGTTCCTAGCAAGAATATCTGTAATGTCTTGGTTAGTCTCGATGATAATACCGCCATCACCATCCGCATGAACTTTTTGTTCTCTAAAGTTTGTCATTGGTCTTTATAAAAAGCCCCCAACCGAAGTCAGGGGCTAGTTCATTACAGTGTGAAGTCCAAGTCAGCCACGATACCGTGAGCAGCTTCGTTCTTCACTTCCAGCGTTACTTCAGCAAGAATCTGAGTCTTGTCGCTATCGCCAGCTTTAGCCAACTCATTCGTCATGAATGGGCGCAGGAAAGCCATAGCAGCGTACTCAGGATCAAGGATCAGCATATCGCGGTTACGCATGAAACGATCAGGCACGATAGACAGTTGACCGAAGTCCGACTGATAAATGTCAGCAGCACCGATAATCACGCCAGCTTCAGGCTTAGTGATCTGATAACGGTTAACAGCGATACCAGCAAAGGTAGAAACCTTTTGCTTACCAGCAGAGCCAACGAACACAGCTTTAGGATTGCCACCCGCATCAAAGATCGAAGCGATAACAGTCTTGAGCAGTGCTTCGGTAGCAGTACGCTGTGTGCCATCGGTACGGGTCGAAGTACCGGAAGTTGCAGGAGCCGAGCCGCCAGTACCTTGCGACGAGTTAGACTTGATCCACGACAGCAGCGAACCCATAGTGCGAGCAACCGTAGACGTACCAGCCGACTTGCCTTGGTTAGCCGTGATGATGGTTTCCAGATCACGCTTGAGTTCTTGCGAAGCCTTCGACAGTTGATAAGCCTTTTCAGACTTACGGCCTGCTTTGTTGACAGTCTCCAGAGTGCCGGAAACTTGGACCGTCTTTTGTACGATCTGCGTATAGTTACCGACGCGAGTCGTAGGAGCCATCGTTGCAGACGTTGCATCTGCGCCCTCAACTGCTGCATTAGCAGTGGTAGCAGCGGCCAGCGAGTCAGTCTGCCACTCATGATAAACAGCAGTAGCTTTGGTGCGACCAATCGACGACATGATTGGAGTCTCAGTAGGCGAGATGTTATAGATGATGTCGGACAAGTCCTCGCGCATACCGATAGCGGTAAATGTTTGATATGTAGGCATGATAATTTCCTTTAAATAAATCGTTCAAATAGTGCCGCAGCGTCAGCTACCCTTCCGGTAGACCTAGCCTTAGCTTTCTGTTTCTTATACTGCTCGTTATTGGTATCTCGAGACTGCGAGACTCCCGACTTCATAACTTTCGGGGCTTCAGCTAGTTTCTTATTGATAGCAGGCTTCGACGCTTGTAGCTTGTCGTACTGCATAGCCTTGTATAACGTAATAACGTGACGAGAATCAACAACGCTTGCCAATTCCTCATCTGAAAACCCTAACTCTTTACCGTATGAGCGCACTGACTTTCTCAGTGACTCACCCTTTTCAGGATCAACATAGTCAGGTAGCGCAGTTGCTAACTTCTCCGATTCTTGCTGGACTAGGTTAGACATCCATTGCTGCCTGTCTTGCTCTTGTTGCGCTCTAATATTCTGCTGTTGAGCGCGTACTTGAGAAAGTTGTTTCTCCTTCTGTGAGAGTTCCGCTACCCTAACGGCGTATCCGATTGGATCGGTTTCCTTTAAGTAGTCAAGATTCTCTGGTTCTTCCCCACGTGAAAGCATCTGCTCAATCACCTGAAGTTGCTGTGCGTACTGATCTCTCAGTTGCTTCGCCTCTTGAATCGCGTGGTATTCGGCCTGAATAGCCTTACGATCTTCAGCTACAGCTTGCGATTTTTTCGTATAGTCAGCGCCAAGTTGATAATTCTTAACAAGCTCGTCTAGGGTGACGTCCTTTTCTTCACCGGCAGCTTTCACGCGGTAGGTACGTTCCTGTTCTTCTTGTTCGCTATCTTCCTGTTCTTCACCTTCAGAATCATCGCTAGATTCTTCCTCTGGTTCTTCGCCTTCGTCTTCATCGGATTGAGCCTGTGCTTCTGGTTGTCCGTCATCGGAGCCTTCGTCACTACCCATTAAGCCCATGAAAGCGTTAGCCGCATCGTTTACTGTCAACTCTCCGCTACCGGATTCCGGTGTCGCGCTAGTCGTTTCGCTCATGTTGTTATTTCCTTAATTTTACATGGAACTGCCATGACAGACTACAAAATCTTCCAACGCTTCTTGTCAATAGCTTTCTGAGCCTTCAAGCCTTCCAAGTAGTCGGTAATACTCTCTATCGTTCTCAATCGAATGTAAGCCTGTTCTCTGGCCTCTACATCGAGATAATCGCTATTAGTAAACTTAGCTAACTCTGTTGATCTCAGTTCTGATATAAGTTCTTGCCAGTTAGGATCAAGTGTCAGGTTATTAGCCCAATCTGCTTTGTTCATCGTGTAATGTTCCCAATCTCTTTAATTGCTTTAAGAACAATGTCAGCCTGTCGTGTCCGGCTATCTTCGTCAGCAATGTCCATCGCCAATACAGCCTGCAATTGCTTAACAGCTAACTCAGCCTCTTTCAGCTTCAATTCTTGCTGGTCTTTCTGATTCTTCATAGCCATCTCAACGCCCTTCTGAGCATAGCTGGCCTCAAGGTTTTGACGATCTAACTCCAACTTAGCAGAGTCAATCTGCGACATTGCCTGAGTTTTCTCACGGGCTACCTGTGCTTTTTCCTGCTCAACCTGCGCCATCATCCTAGCGAACTCAGCTTGCGAATCAGGTGGTGGTGGTTTAGGTGCAGCCAGTTGCGCCTCAATCTCAGGCGTGATCTGGTTCATGAACTGGTCAGCATCCTTAAAGCCAGCAGCCTCAATGAACTTCGCCAGCGTGTTGCGGTACTGACCAACCGTTACCAATGGATTGCCTGGGCCATACTGTTGCAATATCTGCTCTTGCTTTTGTAGCACCATCTGCAACATAGCCAATTGCTGCTCACGATTACCAGAGCCAAGACCGACGTTAATAGATACGTCAAACTGATTAGCCCATGTACGCGGGTCAAACGGCACATACTTGCCAGCAATACGCAGCATCCGTGGCTTGTCTTGATACTTACCAACCAGACCAAGAATTCCTTGGAACAGCGATTTAACGCCTGTCTCAGCAAAGATACGTGCAATCAGCTCTAGCTTGCCAGTGCTGGCCTGTGTCATTGCAGCTACCGCAGCCGCAGTTACATTGCTCAGAATGTCAGGATTCAAGCCTTGTTGAGCGTCAGATACGCCTGTACGCTTGGCTTGTACCGTATCCATGTATTCCAGAATTGGAAAGGCTTGAGCCGTAACGCTAGGCACTTGAATCGGCACGATAGCATTAGGATTCTTCATGCGAATCACACCGCCAGGCGTAGCGTTTAGCAGATCGTCAATGTTTACCTGGCCATCAACCGCACCCATTCGAGCATTGTTTGTTAAGTAAATGTTATCAAGCATCTGACGGGTTACCGTAGACTTGATTAACTGAATGTCCATAGTGCGATCAGCAAGTGACTGACCAAAGAACTTGTGAGGAATAGGAATAGGGCAGATAGCATGGAATGGCGTTACGTCTGTTTCTTCGTCGCTAAGAAGCTCACTGCCGCAATAGACAATACGACGCAGCTCTGCAATGCCATCATCATTAACGTCTAGGTAGATATAGCACTCATAGACCTCAAGGCGCTGCATTGATGGGTCAAGGCTCTCATCATCCGGTTGCTCGCCATTATCGAATCGAGCAATGCGCTCAGGAGAGAATGTCAGGTCATCGTAGGTAGGCAGGTTATCGATGATGTCTTTATCGTAACCCATCTCGATCATCTCAGACCGTGGTACTAGACGACGATGCGCTGTAAATGGGGAGTCAGCAATAGACTTAGCGTTCTTGCTAATTAGGAATTCTTCTGGTGGGATATTCTCGATAACCACCTGGCCTGTATTCTTAACCTTCTTAATCGTGACATTGTGCAGCATGATAGGCATACCGGACATATCAACGACCTCAGACTTCTGCTTAACTATCTCTAGCGACTCATCTGATAGCAATAAAGCAAGCTCATCATCCGTCAGGTTCTTGTACGACTCCTTGGTGATGTCCTCACTAGCGTCCCAATAAGCCTTAACCACGCCTACCTTTTGCAGCAGCGCGTCTTTAAACCAATTGTGGAGAATCAGGAAGCCAGGGTTATCTCGATAGAATACCCAATTGCAATACTGAGTTGCCTGTTTAGCAGCTTCCTCGTCGCCAGCAGACTGCGGCTCAAATAAGACAATATCTTCTGTCGTGGTGAATACACGGATTAGCTGTGGCAGTGCGCCATCAATAGCTTCGGCTACCTCACCTGTAACGATCTGGCTGCGACCTTCTTGCTCATTGCCATACGGATCACGCAGGTAATACTCTAGCGCCTTTTGACGCTGGTCTGTAGTCTCAGAGTCAATAAAGCCAATGGAGTTATCAATCTCTGCCTCAACAATTGCTTTAATTTCTTCTGACTGCATAAGCTACCCCTAGAATTTTTCCAATTATACAACCCATTGCACGTTATTTGGCAACTTTGATGACCACGAATCAGTACCTTCGTCAAGCGAAATCGCTAGGTATCTAAAGCTATCTGCGTAGTGTGATGCCCAATCATGCAAGGGTTTCTCATAGAATACGTTACGCTTCTCATCATGCTCGCGCCTGTAGTTACGCAAAGCATCTAGGCCAGGCTTAGTCTTTGGGTCAAACCAGCAGCGCGGAAGCAAGCGCCTGACAGCCTGGATACCGTCAGCTACCGACAATCTAGGCGCAACAGTTATGTTTAATCCTGCCTCCATGAGTACTTCTTTGCGAGACCTTCCCGTTCCAAGTTCCCTAACCTCAACGTCATGCGGTAAGAACTGCTCCCACCTCGCATAGTCATTGTCTTGCAGCCAGCGTACATACCAGTCCAAACCTTGTCCGTGGTTCTCGACGCAGTCAATAAGCCGCACTTCTTTGCCAACCAGTTGAGCCACCCACAGACAAGTAGAATCGCCCATACCCAAGTCCCAAGCAACAAAAGACCGGCAAAGATCATCGCGCTCAATACGGGTGATATGGCCTTTTTCCTCGATAGTATTGATGATCTGACCATAGTAGCTACCCTCAACAGCCGCGTTAAATGAACACTCAAACTCTTGGTTGTACTTGTCCTCACCCATTTCTTTACGGGCAGAGTTAAGCTCAGACTCAGCTAGGATGTTCGTTTGACTAGCTTTAAACTCTAGTAGCTTCCAATCATCCGCATCATCTGCCCTGTCTCTTAGGTCAGCAAAGTGGTTTCGCCCTTTAGGAGTACCCACGAACATACACCAGCCAAGACGATCAGCAAGAGCTGGCCTAATAATCTCATTCCATATCTTCGGGTCTTGATCTCCGATCTCATCCAATATAACGCCATCGAAGTACTGACCACGGAGACTATCAGGATTGTCGCTACCATAAAGACTAATCCTACGTCCCCAAAAGTCAGCCCTGAGTTCAGAAATGTTGTGAGTGGCATTTAGTGGCCTCGTGAACTTAGTCAGGTAATCCCAAGCTACTCGTTTGGCTTGCCCATAAGTAGGCGCAATGTAGGCAAATCTAGGCTCATCCTTGTCGCACTCGATAGCAGACTTAATCAGGTGATTAATAGCCGCTACAGTCTTGCCCATACGACGATGAGCTACAACTACGCAGAATCTAGTGCCATCCATTGCCTCATGCATCTGCATCTGAGGCGCTCTAGGCTGATACGGGATGACTATTTCTGCCATGTAACTGTATGCAGTTGAGCGCCACCATCTGCGCCTGTATGTTCTAGCTTCTGAGTCTCAGCCCAACGCATCTGCGCTTTTGTCCACCAGATCAATGCAGTCGTGTCACCGCCTTGAGCCTTGTTAAACAATGTCTTAGCTATCTGTGCGCTGGCTTTAGCCTTGCCCAAGTCAAGCTCAGTGCGGTAATGCTTACGCAGCGTCTTATCATCAATGCCGATTAACGCCCCTATTTGCTCATGTGGCAGTCCAAGACCAGCCGATGTTTCGACTAATCGTTTGTTTTCTGCGCTAGGAATATGCTCATTCATTTTATTAAGGGGAAATATTAATTGTTAGACAACAAAACTGCTTTTTTACCGGTGAAATCTTCCCATCTCTTTACTATTACATCACAATATTTAGGGTCTAATTCCATTAGCCTTGCTTTTCTTCCTAGCTTTTCACAAGCAATCATTGTGCTGCCTGATCCACCAAAGAAGTCCATAACAATTGAATTTGCATTTGATGATATTAACAATTGATTTTCAATCATTAAAATTGGCTTCATTGTTGGGTGCAAACCAGATTCTCTATTAAATTCTAGGCATTTTGAATAATTAACATTTTTTAAAGCATTGTTCCAAATAGCAGATTTTCTAAAAAATAACAAATATTCAACATCTGGACGATGCTGACCACCTAATGGAATTGCATTAGGCTTCTTCCAAAACAAAATATTAAAGTTATATCCAGCGTCAACGCACCATTTAAGATAATCTGGAACTAAATCTTTATTGCAAAAAATATAACAATTAAGTTTATTTTTATCAAAAACTGTTGGTAATGTGTTTAAAAATGCAACTGGGTCAAAATCACATAAATGTTTGATAGATTCGCCAAGTTTTGCCGCAGCTCTACCTATTGGTTGATTGCTTCCACCTTCGGCTTCCATTCTATAAGGAGGATCAGTAAACACCATATCGGCTTTCTGCCCATCCATCAGCTTATCTACCGCATCAATGCTTGTACTATCCCCACACATTAGACGATGATTGCCAAGTTGATAAATATCACCTGGCTTAGTTGTTGGCTCATCTGGTACATCAGGAACCGCATCTTCATCCGTTAAGCCATCTACTTGCTCTGGCTCTAATAAATTATCCAGCTCTTTTGGGTCAAATCCTAAAATATCTAACTCAAAACCTTGATCCTTGAGGTCAGCAAGCTCTAACGATAGAATTGCCGTATCCCATCCTGCGTTCATTGCCAATTGATTATCAGCAATAACGTAAGCCTTTTTCTGGTTGTCAGTCATATGCGCCAGCTCAATCGTGGGAACTTCTTTATGCCCTAACTTTCTTGCTGCTAGAAGCCTTCCATGACCAGCTATCACGCCATTATCACCATCTACAAGAATAGGATTAGTCCACCCAAATTCTTTAATGCTTGCTGCTATTTGTGCTATTTGTGCTTCAGAGTGAGTGCGACTGTTTTTAATGTATGGGATTAGGGATTCTACTTTTACTTGTTTAATTTGCACTGCATTACCTTTCAGGTGTCATGCTTAATAATACGTATCGTATACATCCGGCCTATGCTGCCGTATCCATGCCCTACTATCCTCATGGCATTTAGCAAAGTCATTGCCTACTGTCTGGCTGCCTGCGTGATGCACATAGCCTCTGCTTACCCAATGCGTAAAGCCAGCCTTAGTCATGTCATCGCAGATAATGTTATCAGAATACCAGTTTACACTTGGAAACTTAGCTGCTTGCCAGGCTTCCTTTGATACCGCTGCAAATATTGGCGCAATGGTATTGGCTTTCTTTATTAAGTTTTCGCTACGATAGCGTAGTCCTACTATATCGTCATCAATGATAGGAAAACGTATATTCTGCTCTGGCAATACAAAGTCTGATCTAGCACCTAAGAAGCCTAGTTTGTAGTCAGCGTTCTCTAGCAATGCCCAATCTACCGACATTCTATTGACTGTGCTAGGTGTTAGCACTACATCATCATTAGCCAGGATAACTGAATCGTAGCCATCCTTAAACGCATAGTCTGTAGCTACATTGTAGGCATCACCGAAGTTAGACTCCATATTCGGTATTACCTTTATGTGCTTGCCGTAATTCTTTGTTGCATTGCAACTAAGATAAATAGGAATGTGTGGCGCATAAACCTCTAACGAAGTCATTAGCACC